CGTCGTAGACGTTGGACAGGGTGACCACGTCCTGGCGAGCGAGCACCACGGCTCCGGCCGGGTAGATCAGGAAGTTGACCGTGGTCGGGAGCGCGGTGGCGACGACACCCGGGTTGCCGACGTTGATGCCGCCCGCGTAGAAGTCCTGCCAGTCGTACACGAACTGCGGCCGGATGTTGCGCGTGGTGAACCACGACACGATCTGCGCGTCCGCCAGGGACGCGTTCTCCATCGACCAGCCGTTCTTCCGGACGATGTCCGCGCGCATCTGCGTGAGGACCCACACCGGAAGGATGACCTCGAAGGTCTGGTTCAGGGACATGCGGTCCCGGTACATCATGTCCGTGCGTGCGAGATCCACGGCGGACAGGATGGAGGCGGTGGCGCTGGAGTCCGCCGCCAGGCCCACGGCGCCGGTACCGGTGACGGTTCCCTGCGCGGGGATGACGGTGGCGGCACCAGCCTGCGTGACGATGCGGCCGATGATGTTCTCGTTGAGCTTGTGCGCGTGGTTGGTGAGCGTGCCGTCCACCCACGTCTCCACCATCTCCGGGTAGCCGGCGGACTGGAGGAACGAGCCCGTGAGGCAGGTGACCGCCACGTCCAGCCGGGTGTCCGTGAAGGTGGGGCAGGGGATCTCCGCGCAGTTCTTCGGCGTGTCCGCAATAACCTGAGCCTCGGTCAGGATCGTGAAGTTCGTGGCCGCGTCGAGAGCCGCATAGGTGGGCTGCGACTGCACGTAGTTGAAGCCGCCCCGGCGTGCGGTGGCGGTGGGCAGGTCGAGGATGCCGTCCATGCTCCACAGAGAGCACAGGTCGTACAGGTTCTCGGACGGCGCACACCAGCCGGCCGCCGCCGTGAGCGCGTTGGACTGTTCCGCGGAGATGGCCGCGCGCACGCGCGAGCTCCACGCGGACAGCAGCGAGCCACCGGACAGGCGACCCTCACGGATCAGCTCCTGAACGGTCGCGTAGTCCTCGGACTCGCGCATGTTCAGGTCGAAGCGCTCGCCCTCACGGCGGTCCCGGGTGAACTGTGCGATGGCCCTCTTCGCTGTCTGGCCACCGCCCACGCCGGAGCCGTAGGCCTGGAACGACTTGATGACAGCCCGGGTGACCTCGGAGAGGTTGGTCTCCGTACCCTGGCTCACCCCGAGCGCGCCGGCGCCGTCCGCCGTGAGCCGCATCGAGAACTCGCGGTGGTCGTCCTGCACGACCGGGGCCACCGGGGGCGTGGCCGGGGCCATCTGCGTGACGGAGGGAACGACGGGAGCCGGGACCGCAGCAGCGGTGACCGCCGGCGGATCGGCGACGGGGGCCGGGGGCGTGGCCGGCTCGACGGGCGGGAGGTTCGTGAACGCGTCCCGGGCCGCCTGCGTGGCAGCAGCTGCGCTCGCACGGCTGGCCTGCTCGGTCTGGACGAGCCCGAGGCGGACCGAGAGTTCGGTGAGCTCCGCGTTCTGGTCAGGGGTGAGCTGGCCGTCGATGGCGGCGAGCTCTGTGCCGCGGTCCCTGACCCGGGTGAACTCCGCGTTCAGGTCGTCGTCGCTGAGAGCGGACGCATCGAACGGAGTGGGCTCGGTGGCCGGGGGCGTAACCGGGGTGTTCTGATCGAACTGCGCTACGCGGGTCAGGATGAGCCGGTCGACGGCTCGCAGACCCAGACGGGTGTGCTTCACGGTGACTCCCGTGGGTGGTCTCGGACGGTTGGTCTTCACATCCGGACCGGCCCGCAGCACAGCATCCGTCTTGGCGCCAGGATACACAGCACGAGACCTCGGGCCCGAGAGATGGGTACCGAGGTCTCTGTGCGTGTCCCTTGTGAACGCGGGGCCAGTCTACGCGGCCTTCCGTGGGACGCTCTTGTACGTGCCGCCCCCGCCGGTCGCGATGGCGATCTTCGCCTCGGCCAGGGATCCCACCGTCTTGGTTGTGCCGTTGTTCAGCTTGACCTGATAGTCGAGCAGCTGGCCGGCGCTCTTCCCGCACCCACAACCCATGGTCTAGACCTCCTGTACGGCCCACGCCCACCGGGCGCGCGCGTCGTCCGCCGATGTTTCACGTGAAACATCGCCCGTCTCCACGGTAGCGGGCTCGACCTTGAACTGGCCGATGAGCGTGGTCTGGCCCCCCTTGTCCAGCGAGAACGAGACCTTCCGCAGGACCGGGAACCCGGGAGTGTTGACCGCGCACACCGCCACCAGTTCCATGTTGCCACCCACGCGGCGCCAGTCACCGGACACGTCGAGGTCTGCGAGCTGCTGCACCTTCGCGGGGTCCGCGTACGGCGGCACCCATCCGGCGACCCAGATGCCGTGCTCGTCCTGTCCGGCGAACACGCGCGCAACTGCGCTTCCCACGTCGTCGTAGTGCTGCATGGCCGGCACGATCCCAACGGACGGGTCCGCATGTCCGCCGCCCACGGTGAGCACGCCGACCGGGACCGACGCGCCGTCCGCGGTGAGCTGCTCCTGACGCAGGAAGTGCGCATACTCCGTCTGCGAGTGCGGTGCCGTGGTGCAGCCGGGGAGGCCGATGTGGCAGGTGCCCCACGTGGCCACGTAGCCGGACACCCGGTCACCGTCCACCGTGACCGGTCCGACAACCGGTGGCCGCGCGAAGTAGGACGCCGGCGGGAGCGATGTTTCACGTGAAACATCGAGCACAGCGCCGCTCGCGATGACCCACGCCAGGTCGTCCGGGGACTCCTCGCGCACCGGCTCCATCTCCTCGGCCGGGTACGGGTCCAGTGTGATGGAGACGTCGGCGAACGCGGGGATGGAGACGAGCGTGGCCCCGGCGATGCGCGCAGATGTGATGACGATCCGGTCGTCCGCGTCCACGACGTAGGTCATGTCGTCGAGATCCATCGACGGGCCAATGACCCCTGCTTCGATGAGCTCCTCCGCCTCCCACGCTCCCGAGACGTCGAGCATGTGACCAGTGGCCATCACCAGATCCTGGTGGAACTCCAGGGTTTCCAGACGAGCCACCACAACAGAGCCTGAGTGACCGTCGCTCGATTCGCGTTGCCACGAGAGCGGAAGCGGGAGATCACGGCTGGTCAGTCCTCCAGGCGAAATGATCCGGCCATCCCCGGTCGGGATGCCGAGACGTCCGATCACGGACGTAAAGCGTCGCCCCATTACGTACCCGCCTTTCTACGGCGCTGGTACGCAGCCGCTTGCCGCGCCCGAATGCGCTCTCTGTTTCGCTGGTAGTACTCACGTTGATACTCTGTGTCACACGGGCCACAGACACGCTGCGTCTTACCCGGACGCCCCGGTCGGACCAGAGAGAATGGCTGGCCACACTTTCCGCACACTTCTTTCCGCGTGTTCTGATTCTGCGCTCGACCACGCTCATGCGTTCGCCGCTTGTTTTCTGCGGGAGTCACGGCTTCCAGGTGCAGCGGGTTACAACACAGGGTGTTGAGGCAGGTGTGATCTACCTCGTAGCCGTCCGGGATAGGTCCCGTAAACACCTCATGCGCCAGCCGGTGAGCAGCGAGGGGTGTCTGCTCACCCATCCGGGAAGTGAACCCGTAGAATCCCCCACGCAGACCCCTGGCCTTACGAAGTTGCCATTCCCAGCAACCCGACTCGGTGACCACGGTCCGTTTCTGGAAAAACTTCAGGTCCCTCGGTATCGCGGTACTCACGGATCACCCCTGTCGGTCCAGTCCACGGTCTCCCCGAGGACGACAGGTAGTACGGTACACCTACACTGGATCACTTCCTGCGCCGGACCGCGCGGGTCACCGGGGAACCGGAGCTGCGCGCCGCCCACCATGAACGGGCTCGACAGCAGCGTGCGCTGTCCGTCCGCCACCGCGTGCGTGGGCCGGGTGCGCGTGTCCTCGGTGGCCAGCCATACCTTGAAGGGCGCCGGGTCCCCGCGCAGCTCCGCGTCCCGCAGCGCGCCGGCGTAGGCCCCCGCGTTCACCGCAGCCATCGTCTCCGTGCGCGCCACCACCGTGGCCCTGTTCGGCCACCGCTCACTCCCGGTAGCTGTCAGCACACTCGCAACTCGAGCAGCGATGTCCGGGACGCTCTCACCGGCCGCGTTGCCCTGCTCGATCTCGCGCACGATGAGCGCATACACCTCGTCGGGCAGGCGCACGAGCCGGTTGCCCACTTCGTTCAGGTACGCGGCTGCGTCCGGGTCGGTCAGCGGCTCGTCCCGGCGCGTGATGCGGTTGCGTACCCGCTGGTACAGCGAGCCAGCCTCGGGCACGACCTCGGACTGCATGAGCTCGCCCCAGTAGGCCCGGTTCTGGCTCACGTTCTGCGGCATGAGCGGGTCGCCGGCCACCTGCGGACGCGTGCGGTCCAGCCACCGCGTGAGCGAGCGGAACCACGCCCGGCCCATGCGCTGCTCCCCGTCCCGGATGAACGCGGATGCACGGAGTCGTGCCGCCGCGTCCGGGTCCTCGGGCGTGGTCACTGGAACTCACGGAGGTCGGAGGAGATGTAGCGCGCGAGGATCTCCCGCTCGTGGACGGCGCCCCACTGGAGCCGGTTGCGCACGTAGGCCTGAATGCCCATGCGCAGGCTCCGCGGGTCCACGTTGAAGGCGTGGGCGATGTTGTCGGTGAACTGGAACGAGCCCTCCATCAGCTCGTTCTCCCGGCCATCCTGCGGGATGACCGTGTGCAGCTCCCACTTGGGCGTGGAGGCGAACTGGCCCCGGTACGCGCGCGTGAGCAGGCGACCGCCGGCACGCGAGAGCGCGTCGAACGCCACGAGCTCAGCCGCCGCCACCAGTCCCTCGTCCGGACCCGCGGGCTCTGCGGCGCGCTGCGGGAGGGCACGCACGTTCCCCTCGTCCACAGGAGCTTCCACAGTCTGTGGACCGGCGGACGGGGCCGTGGTCGGTTCCAGCCCGAGCAGCTCGGCCACCGAGGCGTTCTCCAGCGTGGAGGGCGCGTTGATGACCAGGGTGCGCGCGAGGTTGAAGCGGGACTCCTCGTCGCTCGGGCGCGCGTCGTCCGGCACGCCGAACTTGCTGAGCACATAGTCGACGGAGACGAGGTTGTTCTCGAACAGGTACTTGACGTCCTCCAGGTCATCCGGCCGCGCGATGATCTCGGTGACGTCCCACGCGAGCACGAACCGGTCCGGGTCGCTGACACCCATGGCGGTGAGCGCGGGCCGGAACCATTCCTTGGTCAGCGCCATGCCGAGCTTGAGGAGCAGCGGCTCCAGATGGATCTTGTAGGTGGTCTCCTCCACCTGCCACGCGGACCAGTGGTTGGCCTCCGCCATCTGGCCCATGGCCACCTCGCGGGGCATGTCCAGCGTGCGGCCCACGCGTGTCAGTGCCTGCTCACGCAGCTCCGTGATGGCGGAATCCATGGCGGTGGCCAGGTCCATGTGCGCGTTACCGAGCTGTGCGAAGAGCTCCGCGGGGATCTGCGCCATGATCGGCACCTGAGCAGCTGCCGTACCCGGCTGCGCGATGGACGCTTCCGCCGCCTCCATCAGCAGGGCCATGAACGACTTCGCGTCTGCCGGCTCCCCGTCCTGCGTGGGGAAGTCCAGCTCCTGCGGCAGGAAGAGGATGCCGTTGCCCGCGAGCCGGGAGTCCAGACGGGCAACGATGTTCTGGCTCGTCTTTTCGACCTCTTGCAGGATCGGCAGGGCCGCGCGCATGGCCGAGTCGGCGTGCGTCTGCTCGTCCGGGTGCGGGGACCAGATGCGGATGAGCCGGTCCGTACCCTGGCGCAGCTTGGTCCACACCCCCGTGAGCGGGTCCTTATACGACCACGCACTACCCTGCATGCGCACGCCCGTGGCGCTGAGTGCGATCCAGCGGTCCGGCTCGGCCCCGCTCTGCGGGATGACGAGGATGAACGTCTCGCCGCTCACCTGCCAGTGCAGGGTCATGGTCGACTGGAGCTGCGGGCGGTCATCTGCGCCACCGAGGATCTCGGTCACCGCAGCCTGCGCACGCGGATCCTCGGTGGGCCCCGTGATCAGACCGGTCTGGGGGTCGATCTCGGCCGCATACAGCGTGGCCCGGCTGACTGCGTTGGCGAGGTAGTTGAAGGCGAACCGGAGCTCGCCCACCGCGTCGTAGAAGTACCAAGCCTGCTTCTGCCAGCCATCGTCACCGGAGCGCGCGTTCCACGCCTGCCTACCCTCGCGGCCCTCCAGCGGCATGGCGGCCGCGAGCAGGGAGCGGGGCCGCGCAGCTGCTCTGCGGATCTCCACCACTTCCGCTGTGCGGTCCTTACGGCGCAGCCCGCCGGGAAGCTTCCCCATCACTCACCCCGCTCTGTCACCGACGCCAGGAAGCCTGTCACGTAGGACGCGGACAGGGCCATGCACACCACCATGAACGGCATCGTCTCACCCCACGCCGCGTATGCGCCTGCGACAGCTGCTCCCACGTACACGCTCGCGCACCAGTCACACACGATCAGGTAGGCCAGCTTCGAGCGGAAGCCACTGGTGCGGGGCACCTGCTCGCCACCCATCACGAGCCATGTGATCACCGCGTTCCGGGGTGTCTCGAAGATCGTGTCGGTGGTGATGAGCCGGGTCACGCGCGCGACCGCGAGCAGGGCCAGGATGATGATCATGCGGGACGTCTCCTAAAGCGTTCCAGGGGGTGGACGCCGGAGCGTCGTCGTGCAGTCTCCAGCCCAACGGCGTGCGGGCTGACCACCTGCGCCGTGGTCTTCTCACGCCCGAGCAGGTACGTGATGCCGTGGACACCCGCGTCGATGCGGTCCGGGCTCTCGCGTTCCTTGGGTTTGTCGCTGTGCGGGTCCCACGTGGTCAGCTGGTCTTCGTACTTGGGGAACGATCCCACGTGGTGGACCTTGCCCTGCTCGTAGCGCATGGCCATGGGCTGCGCGCGCAGGGACTTGCCCTGCTGCGCCGTCACCTTGCGCATGTACCGGAACGGGGAGTGGATCACGCCCTGGTCCCCATCTGTGCCCGGGTCGTAGTCGACGGGCGCGTCCTCGTCCCCGAGCTGGATCGCCGCGCGTGCCTCCGCGTCCAAGCCGTGGTAGTCGGCGTACGCGTCCACGAGACCGTCCCGCAGCCACTGCTTGCCGTAGTTGTCCTCGTAGACCAGGACGTCCGCTTCGTGCTCGTAGAAGGCTTTCCACGCGCGCAGACCTGTCTCACGGGCAGTGAGCTGGCCCGAGTAGTCCGCGAGCACGTACGCGTGCCGGTTCTCCCTGCCGCGCCCCACGACGATGATGCCCGCCTCATCACCCGTGCCGGTGCCGGCGGGGTCGACGGAGACCGCCTTCAGGTCCAGCTCTGGCGCGACCAGCACACGGGAGCGCTCGATCCACGCACGCCGCACCAGCGCGCCGGGCAGGTCTTCCAGGATCTCCGCGTCGAGCTCCTGCCGCCCGAGCGTGGTGCCGGCGTACCGGTCCACGACCGTGCGCGCGAACGTGGGGGCCAGGTTGTGGAGGTTGGCGTACGTCGAGCCGGAGACGGTCACGGCCCGATCGGAGCCTTTGAGCCACTTGATCAGGGGGAGCGGCCGGGGCGTGGTGGTGGTGCACACCTGCGGATGGTCCCCCAGACGCATGCCCATGCTGAGCATGTCCCACGCGTACTGGAGGTAACGCCACGCTGCGAGCTCGTCCGCCCATGCATAGTGGTGCTGCGGACCACGCAGCCGCTCGGGCTCGTCAGCGGAGTAGCAGAACTGCATGGCGCCGTTGGGGTACACCAGACGGCGTTTGGACGGCTGGTACTCGGGCCGGAAGTTGGGCCGTGCGCACGCGAGGATGCCGCTCTCACCCTCCACCATGATGTCCCGGACGTCCGCCGCCGTGGGCCCGACCAGCGCGCCCCGTTCCTCGTTCTTTGCCTTGCCGATCACCCACTCCGCGCCCGTGCGTGTCTTGCCGAAGCCACGGCCCGCGAAGAGGTTCCAGTAGTCCCACACGTCCCCGGCCGGGGCCCGCTGCTCGCTGCGTGCATGCTTGTTGCGGCGGCCGGCGTGCGGCAGACCGTCGCACTCCTCACGGTCACACAGCCAGGGACCGCGGCCGGACGCGCGCTCGTCCGCCAGGGACTGGAGCCCGGTGAGCAGCTCCGTCAGGTTCTCCTCCGGCCAGTTGCGCCACCCCGGGGGCAGGAGCGGCGCGCTGGTCACTGCAACTCACCCACCACTCGAACCTGGACATGGCACACAATGCAGCTGCACCACTTGTTGCCCGGCTGTGCTCGCCCCCGGCAGTCCTCGTGCCGCTCATCCGAACAGGCGCCTGTCAGCGGTCCCATACGGCCCCCCGTGAGCAGAGCATGGTGCGCGTACCACTCCTCCGACGTGCGTACCGCCACGGCTACTCCTCCCCAGCAAGCTTGCCGATGAGCTTCTCGATGGCCTCCGTGATCGCAGCCTTCGCAGTGTCCTCGGGCCTGCTCAGATCGGTGGCGAACTGGTGCGACTGACGTGCCGCCCCGAGCGCCGTGGAGAACCGTACGGTTGGGTCCGCGCCGTCCGGGAGCAGGTCGACGTTCTTCTCCAGCTTGGCCATGAGCTTGGTAGCAAGCCGCTCATGCTGCTCAGCGATGCGCTTGGCCATCTCCGCGTGAGCCTCCGCGACTGCCCGGCCCGGGATGGAGTCCCACGCCTCCACGCGCTCGACCCAACCCCACCGGGAACTCCACTGAGTAACCGTTGTCCGGTTCTTACCCAGCTCGTTGGACACTCGTTGGATGGATCTGTCCGATCCCAGATCACGGTAAGTGACGAAAGCTTCGTACGCCTTACTGGTCTCACCCGGCTGGCGGTCCCACGGACGGACGTCGTCCACAGCTCACCGCCCTATCGCGACGTATCCGGCGATGGCCACCGCAGCCACGCTCATCACGCCCTGCGTGACCTGGACGGGCCACCGGCGCTCTTCGAGCTTGCCCATGCGCTCCTCCAGTTCCTTGATGTCCTGGCCGTTCTGGCGCTCCGCACGCGCGAGCAGGTTGATGTCCCCGCGCACGGTGGCGAAACCGGTCTGCACCGTGCCGTTGAGCTGTTCCATGGCCAGGGCCATGCGGTGCAGCTCCGGGTCCGTGGTGGTCACGACCCGAAGACCTTGGCTTCGAGCTTGGCCACACGCTGTTCCAGGGTCATGGGAGAGGGAGCCGGGGGCGGGCTCGCCTGCTGCGGAGGGGACCAGCTCGCCGGGTGCTTCAGCCGCTCAGTCACGTCGGACCGGAAGAGGGTCGGGGTGAACATGAACCGGCCACGGGTGCCATATCCGGCCACGGGCCCGCGGGGATCGATCTTGCCCTCCACCGAGGTCTCCTTGTGACAGGCCACCGACTGTGCCGTCCAGTCGAACTCCCGGCAGAAAGCCGCGTTGATGCGCACCCACGCGTCGTACTGCACCTCGGGGTAGACGTCGTCGTTGTCCCCAAGATTCTCGACCTCCCACCCGTAGGAGACGTCGTTGCCGTCCACGGTGCCGCTCGACTTCAGCGGGGCCGGGTGGGTGGTGGACTCCTTCACGAACGAGTCGTAGGCGTTCTTGGCCATCAGTCCGGCGTGATTGGCCCTGCCCGCGCACGTGAGCGTGAGCAGACCTGTCTTGTTCAGGTGACCATGTGCGAGCGGTGGCGGCAGATCCGGGCGCCCGATGGCTGCGACCGTCTTCAGGGATGACGTGGCTGCGGTGTGGTGGTTCAGCAGCAGGTGGACCGGGCCGAACGGCTTGCCCGTCTCGTCGTCCCGCTCACGGGTGCGCCACCCGGGATACTCGGCCACGCGCACGCCCTCCGCGCGCAGGATCTGGAGCATCCGGTCCGGTGTCAGCGGCTCGGCCATGGGGTCCTCCATCTGTCGTCGGAGGCCAGGATAAGCGAAACACCCCGCACCTGAGGGATACGGGGTGTTTCCAGTGAACGGAGCAGGGCCGATCCTACTCCTCCTCGGTGGCCGGGTGCGGGCGGTCGTGGTCCGCACCCGGGGCCATCTCATTCGTCTCGTCCGCTTCTTCGGGCGGCGCCACCTCGTGCGCGCCGGACGGGTCCCGGGGAAACGTGCTCACCACGGCGGGTCCGGTAGCTGCGTCGGCTGGCGTTTCTCCGTTGGCGGCGGCTCTTCGGGTGTGCTGCTCACTCGTCGTCTCCTCCGCGTCCGGGCGGCGGTTCGAGGATGGGTCCGGGGTCGGGTGGTGTGCTCACCGTATGCGCTCCCATGTGTTGGTGTGCGGGTTGAGGTAGTGGGTGCCGGACAGGGACACGACCGGCGCTCCGGGGAACGGTCGCTGGACCAGCGCTCCCGTACCGAGGTCCCGGACGAGCTCACCGCCCCACGGGACCGGGGGATCCGGCAACGGTGGCGGCATACCCCGAACACTCCTATATCCCTGCCACGGAGAGTCGGGCTGACCCCACGAGACCGGAGACGGGCTGGTGGTGACCGTACGGCGCCCGAGGATGGCTGCGACGGGCCAGCCGGTGACCGCCCACAGTCCGCACGTCAGGATGGACAGGACCAGGTGCAGCCCATGGTTCGCGCCCCGGCGCTGGACCGTCTTCACAGCGATGCCCCGATGAAGACGCCAATGGCGACCACGAGCAGGCAGCAGAAGAACGCCAGGGCGAGGTTGCCGAGTGCCCGCGCAATGTCACGCCCCACAGCCGGTCACCTCCGGTGCGCCTTCCAGCTCCCACCGGCAATGGTCCGCCGGGCCGGTGTCGAACAGCTGGTGGTACTCGATGACAAGCGGGCGGGGACCGGAGCCGGGCCGCACCTGCGCGACCACCGGAAAGCCGTGACCCCCGGGGACGCGCTCGGCCACCCGGACCAGCTGCCCGCGCTCGGCCGGCGTGAGCTGTGTGTAGCTCTTGCCGTTCGCACAGATCTTCACCTGAACGAACAGGACCCACCGCTCCGTGACCGCCACCAGGTCCGCAGAACCCTTCGAAGCAGCCGACCGGATCACGTCATAGCCGAGCGACCGGAGGTGGTCCGCCACCTGATTCTCTGCGCGGGATCCGCGCCGTCCCTGGTTCATCGTTTCCTCCACCACTGGACCGCCTGAACCACCCCGGATACCCCCACGCCGATCAATGCAGCCTGCCACCAGGTAATGGCATCCGGGTCGGTCCACCACTCCCACGTCATTCGCCACCCCCGTGGTAGATGCTCATCGCGTGCTCATGACCCGACCAGTTGTCCACGCCGGCCGCCTCCAGCGCGCGCAGGCGCCGGGAGTCCTCACGAAGACTGTCGAACGTGTCCGCGTCGACCTCCACCATCTCCTGGCCGGACAGGTTCATCCGGGTCACGACCAGGGAGACCGTGCCGCCGTCCGCGGTGTTGATGATGACGGCGTTGTCGGTGGCCTCGGCCAGCCCGTACTTGCTGCTGTGACGCTGGAGCGTGGCCGCAACGGCGGCGCACAGCTTCACGTCGGCGTCCCGGTACGTCATCACGGAGCCTCGGGCGTGGCCGGCGGACGCACCACGACGTCCTCCGCCGGCGTCTCGGGCGCCGGGTCCTGCGCCGCGCCCGTGACCGCGATACGGGCCAGGGACCCGTTGTGCTGAACGAGCCCGTCCGAGACGGCCTGCGCCGTGACCGCGATGAGCGTGTCCAGCGAACGGCTGTCGTCGTCCGGGAACGTGGCCTCCGCCACGAAGCTGATCCGCTTCACGTGCCCTCCTCGTAGAAGTGAGCGGCGGACCGGTCCTTCACCAGAGCGCACGTCAACAGTGATATGCGCGACCGGCCCGCCTGCTGCCTACTGTTCCATACTCTGTCCATACTGGCAACTACATGTACAAGTCGTTCCAGCGCTCCGCGAACGTGAACGGCTTGCCCTGGCCGGCCGTGATGTTCACGGGGATGGAGCATCCCGCCGGGGCCCACTGGCGCGAGAGTGCAGACTGGAGGATCCTCGCGCACTCCTCCGCGCTCTCGCTGGGCACGCTCGCCACCACCTCGTCGTGCACGATCACGCGGAGCATGGGCAGCATGTCCGGCGCCGTGCGCGCCAGGTCGAGCAGGCCTTCGGCGATCACGTCCCGGGTCGTTGACTGACCGATGAGTGCGGGCGCCTGCGTGTACGCGCGCTGCGGATCCACACGCAGTTTGCGCCCGAACCCGTTGTCGAGCAGGACACCAGCCTCTCCCTGCTGCCGCATGCGGTCCTGCCACGGGCGCACGAGCGGGAACGCGGTGGCCATGTAGTGCACCACCGCCTCGGCCGCCGCCGGGTCGGCGCCCTTCATCTCCCCCATCGCGCGGGCAGAGCGGCCGTACAGCCACCCGAGGTCGAACGTCTTGCCCTGCTTGCGGGGGACGTGCGCCATGGCCGAGATCTCCGTGTGGATGTCCCGGTCCGGGTCGTTGAGCAGGGCGAGCAGCGCCGGGTCCTGCGCGTGAGCGGCCACGCCCCGGATGTCGATCTGGTCCAGGTCGACGGAGACGAGCACGTGTCCGGGGTCCGCGGTCAGGAAGTGCCGCTCGCTGTCCTGAACGCCCTTCTTCAACACGGTGAGCCCGCAGCTCCAGCGGCCGGTGGACTGAAAGGGCTCGAAGGTGTAACGAGCCCTGCCGTCCGGGCTCACGTGGCTCAGGATGTTGCGCGCACTGTTGCGGATGCCGTTCATCTCCTGCACCGCTTCGATGAGCTGGAGCGCGGGGTGGCCGCTCTCGGTGGCCCACTCGGCCACGTGCTCCAGGATCTCTTTGCCGATGGACAGGGACTTGTCCTTCCCGCGGGGCCAGGACGCGAGGTCGACCCCGTAGGCGGTGAGTGCGGCCTCCAGTGCCGCCTTGCCTGCCGCGGTCCGCTGCGGGGCCGCTGACGGCTTGCCGGCCTTGTTGGTGAGCGGGAACCCGAACTGCTCCGCGAGCAGCTGGCGACCGACGGACGCGCGCTGCTCCAGCTCCTCGGCACGGGCAGTGAGCCCAGGCAGGTCGACGGCGAACCCGTTGAGCGTGGTGCGGGCGGTGACCGTGGCCACCCACGCCTCACGCTCCTCGTACGGGTCCCACGGGATGGCCCGATCCAGGGCTGCGGTGATGCGCAGATCCTCGCGGAGGTACTCGCTGTAGCGGGGGTCGTCTGTGGGGATGTGGTCCCACCCGCCGTACTCCTTGGCAAGTGCCTTGCCCAGATCCGACTTGGACTCCCCGAGGTAGCGGGACGCGAGCGCGTCCATGGCGTAGCTCTTGTGCCCCGGGCCGGGCTTGGTCTGGTACGTGGTGGGCGGGTCGTGCTGGAACGCGGCCACGCGCAGATCACGGCTGAACGGGATGGTCTGCTCCACCTGGATCCCATAGTGGTAGTCCAGCGCCGGGAAGTCGAACACGTGTCCGTTGACCGTGGAGGTGGGCCGGCGGCGCAGATCAGGTGTCAGGCCCGGCACTGCGAGTCCGATGTGACCCCCGTAGCCGAACAGGCGGACGTACGCCGGGTCCGGGTGGATCTGGTACAGCAGGTCCGCACTGCCCGTCTCGATGTCCAAAGGAACACGGTCGCTGCTCACTAGTCCACCACCGGCACCACGTAGTCGATGCCCTCTTCCGGGACGATCACGCGCGGCGGGGTCACATAGCGGTCCACGTGGACGCGCAGCCCGGCCGGGACGTGGAAGGGCTCGAAGTCCCCCGGCCGGATGGGCGTGATCAGTACCTGCCGGTCCGGTCCCACGGGATCGAAGATCCAGACCCCCCGCGACTCCAGCCACAGCCGCGCGGCGTACTCCAGGGCGCGGGAGTTGGTCAGCCCGAGCTCCTCCGTCTTTGCCAGGAAAGCATCCGCGATGTCCCGGTTACGGTCGTTAACGTGCCATCCGATTGTATTGGGCGCCATGTGGTGGACCATACCACGTGTAACGCAAAGAGTGTGACACTACTGTCGGTAGTGTCACACTCTGCGGAGCGCTATAAGTGCAGGTGACTGATCAGAAGTAGTTGAAGGTTGTACTAGGTGCCAGCAGTGCCAGCACTGTTGATAGAACTTTTACGGGAGCTTCTTTCTTAGCGGTCAACGGAGGTACGTGGCACTGCTGGCACCTGTTTGAACCTTCAACTACCCACCGGTATTGATCACTGCATCCCGATCACAGCCGGTAGCAGAGCAACACCGCTCCAGTAGCGGCCCCCAGTGCGCCGCTTGCTGTACTCGACCTTGGCTGCGGTGACCATGTGGTGCTCCAGGAACCGGGAGTGGAAAAGCTTCTGTGACCAGGGCTTATGCCCCCGGGACGCGAGCCAGGTACCGAACGCCTGGAAGACATCCTGCGTCCCTGCCTCACCGTCCGCGCGGAACTCCAGCCGCTCGTCCGCGAACTGGTGGATCAGGTCCCCCTCACGGCGCCATGCAGCGGTGTCGAGAGCCACGCCCACCGGAGGCTCCGGCATCACCCGGTCCAGCTGGTACCAGCGCACCGCCCCCTGGACCGCCCACGCCAGGCAGGCACGGGCCACCGCCTCCTCCGACTGGCACCGCTCCCGCAGCCCGGGGTCCCCGAGACGGTCCCACGGCCCCGTGACGTCCTCGGCGCGGCGGCGGTAGGTGTACGGGAACTTCACGAGCAGCAGGCGCCGCCACGCGGCGTGGTCCGTCTCCGCCACCAGGGGGATGTGGTTGGTGTTGATGAAGAGCGCGTGCGTGGCCTGGAAGCTCACGAAGTCCTGGCGCATCCGCCGGCCTTTCATGTCCGGCGTCCCGACGATGTCCTTCACCTTCTGCACGTCCAGATGCCTGGCCTCCGGCGTCTCCTCCACGATGGCGTACCGGGCACCGCGGAAGTCCATCAGCTCCGTGGGGTGCTCGCTCGGGTTGCCCATGAGCACGCGGTGGGTCACGCGGACCGCGAACGTGCCGGCGGTGCGGCGGACGAGCGAGCCCAGCGTGGACTTGCCGTTCTCCCCGCCGCCCTGCTGCACGAGCATCACGTCATCGGGGGTCATGTAACCGGTGAAGGACTGCCCCACGCGGACCTGGTACCAGTCATGCAGCTCATCAGGGAGTGCGCGCAGGGCCTGCCTGAAATCCGCTGAATCGGCGTCCGGGTAATACGCCGCTCCGGCCACCTTCGTGAAGAGGTAGGCGGAGTCCTGGTCGAGCAGGTCCCCCGTGCGGAGGTCGACCACACCGTTGGGGCAGTTGAGCAGATCCGGGTGCGCGTCGAACTCATCGGCTTCGATGGTGAGGGGGCCGCGGGCCAGCGATGCCAGAGCCTTCAGCCGGCTGGAGGCGAGTACCTTGCGCCACTCACCCATCCGATCCTCGTTCTCGCGGGAGCGGTCCGTTTTGTACTCCTCGATGGCCCCGGTCCACCGGTCTTTGGCCCACTGACGGATCTGTTCCACCACGGCGGACTCATCGGCGTCTGCCCACCGCGCACCGTCATAGCGGTGCCACCCGATGTTCCGGGCGTAGAGGTATTCCCCTTCCAGCGTCTCCTCGCACACGGTGTCGGTCAGGAATGCGTCGGTGAAGGACGCGTCAAGATCCCGGCGCTCGTCCCGGGGGGGCCGCTCCGACGCGGCTGCGCGCAGTACCTCGGGCGTGCCGCCCGCCGCGAAGAAGTCGTCCACGCCCTTGACCGGCATGCCTGCTACAGCGGCCGGGACGGGCAGGTACAGAGTCGTTGCGCCACGGCTGCGCAGGAAGCCCACGAGCCTCTTCATAGCGGCCATGACCTGCCTGTTGGTGATCGCGTCCGAGTCGAAGCACACGATCACCTCGCGGCCCTTGAGCGGGATGTCCTCCCACTCCGCCACCGAGCCCTCCGTGTTGCGCCAGTTCCACACC